CCACATTCTGGACATTCTTTCTTCTGTAACCTGTCTTTCATAGAACACATTTCATCAAAAACATGGCTATCTTTACATTCGTATTCGTAAATAGGCATAGTTATCTATCCAATGCTTGTTTAAATTCTTCTAATTCATTTCTAAAATTTGTTCCAAAAGGAAGGTCTTTATTCCATTCCCTCATTGTATGTACATTTGCATCTTTACCACCTAACAAATATCCACCTACTACTTGGTCAAATCTACTTGTATTCCACCATTCGTCAATAGGTCTTTGTTCTCCTCTTAACTTACTATACTCATAAGAATCTTGTTTCCATTGCATTACTTGAGGATCATTATTTGCAGCTTCTTTTAATCTACTATGCCAATAAGGTGATGTTTTATCTAAATTATGTAAAGATTCACCAAATATCATATCGTTAACAAAATTACCTGTACTTCCCTCATCTCGCAATTTTTTTTCATTTACATAAGCTGTGTTATTTATTACTTCTCCGTAGTAAGGATGAACTTCAAAAAATGCTTTTTCTTCTTTTTTACTTGCTCTTTTAACGCCACTTGTAATTAGTTCTCTTAAACTAGGATGGGGATTTCCTGTTTTTAACATTCCTTTAAGCATAAAATTTCCTAATTAACTTAGAATAACCCCCTCGTTAGAAGGGGTTACAACTCAATTAACTACTATGAGCCTGGTACAACAAAAGCAACACCAGCATCGTTGCGTAATTCTGCAACTCCATAAAGTGTGTCGGAAGTGAACAAATCACCTAACCATTCTTGCTTATATTGCGTTTGACTTCTTACGCCAACTTGCTCTGCTAGAACTAGAGCATCTTTGTGCATCATTAGTCCAACTCTATCAGCACCAGAGTTACCAGCAGCAGTAGGACATGAAGTAGAGATGTAAACATCAACACCGTAAATCATACCAATCTTACCAGTTTTAATTGCATCACCATTACCAATGAACTGTTGCTCTGTAAATCTGTTGATTCCAAGCAAGTCATTCGCTGCTACTGGAGGCATAACAATTACACGATTGTCCATAGGAACATCCGCATTATCTAGTTTAAGCATCATTGCTCTAATACCTGCATCAGTAATATCTGCTGCGTTAGAAGAGTTACCAGTATATAGTGTAGCACCATCACTAGCAATAACTGCTTTCTCTTGTGATGAAGCAGCCGAACCACCTACTACACCGCCTTGAAAGCCTTCAGCTAATGCAAATAGATCAGAATCTACTTGTTTTGCTAAAGCAAAGCCAGCATCATCCGTGTAAAACTTACGCATTGAAGCTAATGCTTGTACTTCTGCAATATCTTCAATTAGCTTAGAATACTCGTAATGCTTATTGATTGTTACTGTAATAGCAGTGTTAGTTGCTGCTGATAACACGACTTGTGTATTAGCTGCTTTTGCACTTGCTGCACCTCTAGCGGGCACTGGAATATATATAGTGTCGCCTTTTTTACCTTTGTGAGATAACTTGGTTACTAAATTAGCTAACACAAGATTTGATTTATATGCACCTATAACTTCATCACTCCACAATTCTGGGATGAAGTTGTTGGCGACTGCGACAGTTGTGCCGTTAGTTCCTAAAGCCATGTTTCTTCTCCTGTTATAGTATTGTTATTTTATCCTACCTTCTGCATACGCTGACTGAATTTCATCTGCCAATGCTGCATATCGGTTAGGATCTGTTACCTGCAAGTTGATTAAATCAGCTCTTCGGTAAACCTTTTTTCCACCTACGGAATCTCCTGATGATCTTGTTTCAGAACTTGTTTGTTTCATAGCTTTTTCTATTTTAGACTTTTCTGAAGCAACTGCTTCTTGAGTTGCACCCGACATTTTTGTCTGTGAGTACCAATCAAAGAGTTCAATTGCTAAATCCGATCTATATTCAGTATCAGCCTTACGAAACATTTCTGTTCTTGTTTCACTATCACCAATAAATTTTTGGAAGCCAGAATCTTTAACGGTTTCTTGCCAATCTGGATAAGCCTTATCTAAGGAATCCAAATTATGCTTTTGCACATTTCCCATTCTTTCTTCTCTTGCTTTTATAACATCTGGGTGGTTTTCTATGGCTTTATTTACAGCGTTAACTGGATCGTCAAAGAAATTATCCTCCTGTGCTACAGGTTCTTCTGGTGGTGTAGTTAGATTAGCATTGTTTTGTGCATCTATAAGACTTTGGATTAGTTTTCTTTGTTCTCCAACTTCATTACTTTGTTTGCTCATCTGTTTTTCAGACTGCTGATGCATTTCTATTACCTCTTCCATCGATTTTCCAGCATACTTAGCAGGAAGGTCTGTTTCAGTTTGTTGAGTTTCCTCATTCTGAATCTGTGTTACTTCTTCTTGCATTTCTGTTATTGGTTCACCTGATTGAGGTGCTTCTTCTACTACTATACTCATTGTGTTCTCCGCCCACTTGGGGTTATGAAGTTATATTATGCTGGATTCTCGTCTTGAAGTTCTTCCAACGCTAGTTGTGTTGCATTTTCTAAACTTAAAATAAAGTTTATTACTCGCAACTGACCTTTGATTAACCAAAGATCTTTTTCAGAATTAATATTCTCTACATTAGCAATACTATTCTGTAAATTTTTTACATCTTCTAATAAATCTAACCAACCTTCTGTTTCTGTCATTCCTACTCTATCTTCTAGGAATTTTTGATCAGTTTTATTCATAATTAAAAATTAGTGTTAATTTGTGCTTTATTTCCTGCTGCTCTAGCATTGGCTAGGTTTAATATAGTTTCAGATTTAAGATGTTCTACTTCTGGAATGTTTCTAGCTGTTTCAGAGCGTTTGTTTTCAATATCAGCAATAAGTTTTTGCAATCCAATCTGATCTTTTTGCAGTTTTAGCATTTTTTCTTGTATATCAATTTCATTTGGCTGTTTTCTCATAGCTTCTGCTTGATGTAATACAGCTCTAGCTTGTTCTTCTTGTGCTTCAGCTTGAGTTTTAGCAATATTAGCTTCCATTTGTGCCATTTCTAACTGCATATGTGCTTGTTGCATTTGTTCTGCTTCTGGGTTTGCTTCATCACCTTGCATAAGAGCATTAACAATTTGATCTCTATTGTGTATACTAGAATTTTGCATCATAGCAAGTAGTATAACATTAAATGCTGGGGAGTCTTTAGGTATTGCTTGTAACATTTGAACCATTTGATTCATTTCAAGTTCTTTTGCCATTATTCCCATAGTTGAATAAGGAACAAATTTATAATCATTTACAGGATAGCGGTCTACATCAAATTGTATCTTTCTATACATAGCTTTGTTAATCAAAGGTATAAGAAATGTGTTTTGAAAATTCATTAAAGTGCGTTTTTGTCTTTTAATAGCAGCACTTTGCATCATTGACATACCACTAGCAGTATCACCACCTGCTCCACCTGCATTTGTATCAGCAGAACCAGTACCCATTTGTATCATGTTTTGTAAAGATTGCACTTGCATAAATGTTGACTGATCAGTAGTGCCCATGTCTAAAGGCATAATAGCTTCTCTAGGATTACCATTAGTTAATACAGTTTTACCTGCTCTAACTTCAAATTTAACTCCTCTAGGTAATCTAGTAGCATCCGCAGCCATCATAGGTGTAGTAGTAAGTGCTAATGAATCTATTCTTGCTCTCATTTCTGCATCTAATGCTTTTTGTGGATTATATCCTTTCTCTGCTACGCCCCTACCCCAAAATTTATTTGGCACAATGTCGTGTTGATAACTAATAAAAGGTCTGTCTTTCATCATAAACGCATTTTCTTCAACTCTTAAAATGTATTCATCGTTTACCATAGTAACAACAGCCTCTACTAATTCATTAGAAGCTGATTTATCATATTCAAAATCATCTTTATCTGCACTTGCTTTAAGAAATCTTTTAGGTACTTTACCCCAGTATTCAGTAATTTTTACAGCATCAGATTCGTCTGCTTGTGAAATTTCTGGATCATAACCGAATCTAACTGTATCGTAATCACCATTTAAAGGTACATCTTTGTAAATACC